TCAAGCAGTAATACGGCGACGACGAGCCGACGCGCGCGGTGCTCAATGTCATCACCAAAGCGGCCGCGATTCCTGCCGACACCACGACATCGGGCTGGGCGAGCCAGCTCGTCGATACGTCGATTCAGGATTTCTTCTCCGCGCTGTTGCCAAATTCGGTCTATCCGGCACTGGCATCGCGGGGCGGGAAGTTCTCGTTCGGCCGTGCGGGCATCGTCAGCATGCCAACACGGGCGAGCACACCGACGATTGCCGGATCGTTCGTTGCCCAAGGTGCGCCGATCCCCGTCCGGCAAGGTGCGTTCTCGGCCATCACCTTCACCCCGAAGAAGATGGCCGTGATCAGCACGTTCACCCGTGAGATCGCCGAGCACCCGACGCCCGCGATCGAAGGCTTGATTCGCCAGGCCATCGTTGAGGATACCGCGGTCGCGATCGACTCGGTATTGCTCGATGCTAATGTCGCGACGACGACACGGCCCGCAGGTCTCAAGGCCGGCGTGGCTGCCACCACGGCAACCGCGGGCGGCGGCATTGCGGCGGTGATCGGTGATATCCGTGCGTTGACCGGCGCGCTGATAACAGGCACGAACGGCAACATGCGATCGCCGGTGTGGATCATGAATCCGGCCGATGCGTTGGCGATTTCACTGCTTCCCGCAACCGCGGGCGGCGGCGAATTCCCGTTCAAGTCAGAGATCACCGGCGGCACGCTGCAAGGCTATCCGGTGATCACCAGCAGCAACGTGGCGGCCGATACCATGCTGCTTGTCGATGCCGCCGACTTTGTTTCCGTCACCGGCGATTCGCCGCGGTTCGACGTGAGCGATCAGGCGACTCTGCATATGGAGGACACCACGCCGTTGCAGATCGCAACCGGCGCGCAAGGTTCGGGTGTGCTGGCAACACCGGCCCGTTCGCTGTGGCAGACCGACACCATCGGTGTGCGGATGCTGCTCGATCTGAACTGGGGTCTGCGGCGAACAGGCGTCGTTGCCTGGACGCAAACCATGACGTGGAATTGATAACGCCTGACTGCGAGCCGCGCCAAATGCGGCTCGAATTTTCTCTCATAACAGGAGCCATGACATGGCACAGCAACCCCGCAAGGGTAAGGATCATCCCGACGCGCAGGCGATGCAGGAGCAACGCGAGGAGCGCAAACAGCAAGTCGAGGAAGCGATGAAGCGGATGGAAACCTCGCAGCCGACGCCGACGCAGGAGGAAAACGACCTCGCCAAGATCGGCGTCGTGGTCGAGGAGAAGGAAGACGACAAGAGCGGGCCGACCGTGATCACACGCACCGTTCGTGCCAACGAGCCGCTTGCGGCCGGCGGCTACGAAACCAAAGAGGCGCGTGAGGCGCGCAGGACGCACGAGGATCAGGCCCGCCAGCAAGACGAGACGCGCAGGCAACAAAGACAGCAAGAGCAGGCGCGCAGGACGAGAGAGTAATGGCCTCGCGCCAACGTGGAACGCCTCGGCCGTATGCCGAGGCGCGCCCATCCATCTCGGGAACTGCGGCGCAGGGCAACGTCCTGACCTGCAACGATGGCGTCTGGATTCCGCAGCCCATCACCATCACCCGGCAATGGATTCGTGATGCCTCGACCGTGATCGCGGGTCAGACCGCCGCAACTTATACATTGGCTGCCGCCGATGTGACCCATACCGTGAAATGCCGCGTCACCGGCACCAACGCCTATGACGCCACGACGACCGACACCGCCAGCACGGCAACGGTGGCCTGATGCGCATCCTTGGCCTGCCCATCCCATTCACCGGCGAGACGCGCAAGAGCCTTAGCTCGTTGCCGTATGGCGGCAATCGATATCAGTATCCGATCATCCATGAACCGTTCCCCGGCGCCTGGCAGCAGAACGTCTCGATCAATACCGACACCGCGTCGTCGTTCCACGCCGACTTCGCCTGCAAGACGCTGATCGCCCGCGACATCGCCAAGCTGCGGCTCAAGCTTGCTGAGAAGGACAAGGACGACATCTGGTCGGAAACGACGAGCCCTGCATTCTCTCCGGTGCTGCGGCGGCCGAATGATTATCAGACCCGCAACCAGTTCTATGAATGCTGGATGCTGTCTAAGCTGTCGCGCGGCAATGCCTATATCCTGAAAGCACGCGACGACCGCAACGTCGTCACCGGCCTGCATGTGCTCGACCCGACGCGGGTGCAGCCGCTCGTCTCCGACGACGGCAGCGTGTTCTATCGGCTCTCGAGCGACAACCTGATCGGCATCGGTGAGATCACCGTGCCCGCGCGCGAAATCATCCACGACCGCATGAATTGCCTGTTCCATCCACTGGTCGGCACGCCGCCGGTGTTTGCGAGCGGCCTCGCCTCGATGCTCGGCCTCAATGCGCAGCGGGCATCCGCGCTGCTGTTCGAGAATGCCTCCACACCCGGCGGCATCCTGACATTGCCCGGTGAAATTTCCCCGGAGGAGGAACAGCGGTTCAAGGAGCAATGGGAATCGCGGTTCTCGCGCATCAATCTCGGTCGCGTCGCGGTGATGACCGGCGGCGCCAAGTACGAAAAGATGGCGATGACCAACGTCGAAGGACAGATGGTCGAGTCGCTGAAATGGTCGGCCGAGGTCGTCTGCTCAGTCTATCATGTGCCGCCGTACAAGGTCGGCGTCGGCGCACTGCCAACCTACAACAACGTGCAGGCGCTCAACGTCGAATACTATTCGCAGGCGCTGCAGTCCCACATCGAGGAAATCGAGGAGTTGCTCGACCACGCGCTCGGCATCGGCTGGGCGGTCGGCATCGGCACCGAGTTCGACACCGAGAACCTGCTGCGCATGGACAGCATCACGCTCGTCACCACCATTCGCGATGCGGTCGGCGCCGGCGTGATGAGCCCGAACGAGGGCCGCGCCAAGTTCGACCTCAAGCCGGTCAAGGGTGGCAAGTCACCATATCTGCAGCAGCAGAATTACTCGCTTGAGGCATTGGCCAAGCGCGACGCGCAGGACGATCCGTTCAAGCCGGCATCGCCGCCGCCGCAGCAACAACCGGCCGCGGAAGACAAGCCGGACGAACCCGTGCCGAAGCCTGCCGTTCCCGCCAAGGAAATCGCGGCGCAATTCACCCGGGCATTGCAGGCCGTACATCGCGAGGCCGCATGATGGATGACAACGATATCACCGAGCTGGCCAAGGGTATGGTGCCGTTCGTGCGCGACTGCGTCGCCGAGGCCACCGCAGTGCCGCCCGAGCTGGCCGAGCAGATCGCCAGCGCGGTGCGGATGCTGCATGAATCGCCGGCCATCCAGCGCGAGGCGCCGCGGCCGGCCAAGGTCACCCGCATCGAGCGCGACGCGGACGGCAACTTCGTCCCGGTCTATGATGATCATCCAACTGTCTGAAATCGCGAGCAACGCCATGCTCGATGCGCTGGCATCCTTGATGGATGGCGGCAGCATCGAGCTGAGTTCGGACGATCGCGTGCTTGCCGTGTTGCGGCTTTCGACGCCGGTGGCTGAACCTGCCATCGATGGCGAACTGGAGTTCAGAGAGATCGAAGAGGAAGACGCCGCGCTGGCGCAAGGCAATGCCACGAGTGCGCGCATCCTCGCCGCGGACGGCAGCGAAATCCTGTCCTGCGATGTAGGCGACGAGAACAGTGACGCCGTGGTCAAACTCAACACCATGACGATTTATCGCGGTGGTCCGGTGCGGCTGCAATCGTTCCGGCTGGTGATGCCGTAAAGATATGGCCCAGCAGACCATCAATGTCGGTTCCGCACCAGATGATGGCACCGGCGATCCGGCACGGGTGGCGTTCACAAAGTGTAATGCAAACTTCACCGAGCTTTATACCGCCGACACCGCTTTCTTAACGACGACCGTCGCGGCAACAACATATCAGCCACTCGATGCCGACCTGACGGCCATTGCGGCGCTCACCGGCACCAACACGATCTACTATCGCAGTGGTACCAGTACATGGTCGCCGGTCACTGTCGGCACCGGGCTGACATTCACCAGCGGCACGCTGGCGGCAACAGGCGGCGGCCTTACGCTGCTGTACAACTACATCGGCGGCTTGACGCTCTCCAACGGCCCGAGCGATCTGGCCAACGACATCACGGTGCAGCCGGGACAGGCGGCGGACAGCACCAATACCGGAATGATGACGTTGACCTCGGCGCTGACCAAGCAGATTGATGCGGCCTGGGCGGTGGGCAGCAATGCTGGCGGGCGCGATACCAGCACACTCACCGATACCACCTATCATGTGTTCCTGATCTATAATCCGACCGGGCCGGTGGTCGATGTCCTGTTTTCGTCATCGATAACCCCGACGCTGCCGAGCGGCTACACGCTGTTTCGGCGCATTGGCTCGATCATCCGGGTTGCCAGCGCGCTACTGCCGTTCCGGCAGACCGGCAACAGTTTTATTCACTCGCCCTCGATCTTCGATATCAACGTGACGCAAGCGGCGGCGCGCGGTACTTTCACGCTCACGGTGCCGCGGGATATTCTGCCGCTCGCCCTGATCCGCGTTTATATAGGTAACGCAAGCACCTCAACGATCACGGTGGTCTCTGACCCGTCCAAGCCCGATGCCGCACCATCCGGCACGGCGTCACCCGGCGTATCGACCTGGAACGCCGCCACCGCGAACAGCGCGCAGGAAATGCAGGTGCGCACCAATGCCAGCAGTCAAGTCTGCGCGCGCCCCAGTACCGGCTCGACCACTATTCGCATGACCACGATCGGCTGGATCGATCACCGGGGCTATGTCTGATGGACAGCGCGACCCTGTATGACGCCCTCGTGGAAGTCTGTCCGGTGATCAC